AAATGACTGTTCAATACCTAGTTGCTCACACTGCTGTTGGCATAAGGGCTTACCTATACCAGATAAGCGTAGGCGAAACTCTCTCGGCTCTCTAGAAAATTGTTTTTCTAAAGCTTGACCGCAAGCTTCCTTGAACTCGTCAATTAAAGAAGGAGGCATTTCAGCCTCCCCCTTCGTAGCTCTACTCAAGAAATCTTGTATGAAAACTTGAATATCACTCATTATGCTTCGACAGCAGCAAGGTCGATAGCATCCACGCCTTCGCCATTATTCGCTTGGGCATGCTCATCTGACACTCGGAGATTGTAAGAATTTATCCTATCTGCAAAAGCTACAAGTAGCTCTCTATCGTCTTTGGATAAATCTACAGTATCAGAAATAGTTAAATTAGTTGAATAGTAAATGGTTGCTCCATTCTTATGTTTTATAGAATGAGCCTTAGCTACTACATTAGGAGAAAGTAAATTCTTCTTATCAACATCTCTAAAATACTGAGCTATTGCATTGTAGCTTGAGCCTTTTCCATAAAATATAACAGGAACATTTTCTACTGGACTATCTTCACCAGTAGCAGTTTTGCCATCTGCTATTGTTACTAAACCATACAGAACTTGATTACATTTAACAAGTGCTGAAGCAGCAGCTTCTGGGCTGTCTAGACCGATTTCCTCAATCTGTGCTCTGGTTAGCTTACCACATTTAAAGCCACCTTCGCTGTCTGGAAATTGATCATTGAGCTTGGCTTGTTGCGTAGTGCGAACTGAGTATGCACCTTGCTCATTATCCCATAAGCTATACATAAACCTTCTGATAAAAATTCTAAAAGTCACATCTTTACCAAATACTTTCTCCTTTGTTTCAGGATTGTATAAAGCAAACTGACCTCTAGGTAGGGTATTACCCTCATCATCTTCAGGTGCATGATTGATAGATAGTCTAGCTAAAGAATCTCCGCCTTCAGGCTTATCTTCTCTTTGACCTATCAATTCTGCTAATTGGTCTGCAGACACTTTATCCAGATTTTCTGGAATTACGAGGTCTGCACTTTCGTTTGTCGCTAATTGTGTCATATTATTACTCCTTATGAGTTGACTTAACACTATTATATAGTAGATACTAAAGTAATGCAAGCATTAATTTGAAAAAATTTCTTCAGTATCTAACCAGTTGCTTCCGATTTTGATTTCAATGCCTACTGGCATATCATACTCTATTCCCCATCTTCTCTTGGCTTGCTGGGGTATGGAAAGCATACACTCTTTGACAACATCAATCACTTGATCCTGTTCATCAGGATGTACATCCACTACTATACTATCATGTACTGTATTACAAAGTAGGGATTTAAAGTTGTTTTTCTTAAATGCCCTAAAGGTTTCTACAAGTGCAGACGGAAGTAAATCTGCTGTAGCAAAACCCTGTACAGGATAATTCTTTACACTCGTTCCATGAGTAATTCCTCTGGCTGTTCTTCTTACATAGGGAAATCTGTATTCCCTACCTGACGGAAGAGCCACCACTTTATATTTCAATGCTTGTTTAGCTAAATCCAAATGCCATTCTCCTATCTGAGGATATATCTCTGTAAACTCAGAATAGTATCTATGTATATGCTCAGGTAAACCCATTCCTGTAGCACCATACAAAGGAGCAAAGGTGTGTGCTTTTGCGTTTTGCCTTTCCTCTTTTGTTATCTCATCTTTTTCTTTACCAGTTATTATCGTAGCTGTCAAGTTGTGAACATCTACCCCACCCTTGACATTTTCGTAAACATGCTTATCTTTACTAAGATAACCTGCTACTCTGTATTCTAGTTGAGCATAATCGCCCTCTAGGATATGACCCCCTTCAAATCTAGAAACCACAGCTCTACGAACTGGAAATGTTTTGCCTCTAGGCATGTTTTGGAAGTTAGGACTCCTAGATGACAAACGACCAGTGCTTGTTACACACTGCATAAACTGGGGATGTATGCGATCATTGTAATCTAAATTCTTTTCTATACCTTCTACAAAAGTTTTAAGGTAGGTTTTTATTGCATTATATCTTAGGTAGCGTTCTATAAAAGTAAATGCTTGTTCGTTACCTCTTTCCCTATATAGGGATAATGCATCTGCATCTGTTTTAAAACCTTGCGTACTGCAAGACATAATACTTATAGGCGATAGTTTAAATCCTGCTATCTGATTAGTAGGCATATACTTTATACCTACACCCTCACAAGATTTACATATGTATCTAGCCTTACCCCATGTGCCATCTTTTCTTTTCTTAGACACTCTTCCATAACCACTGCAAACAGTGCATCTAGTAGCTTCTGTCCTGTATTGTATTATAGTGTTATTAGCCACTGCTCTTTTAAACTGAGCATCTGACATAGGAGTTCTACGCTTAGGCTTTCTTGCGTTACCTCTAACCTCATATCCAAGATTAAATGTTTGTGCCCAAGTCTTCTTGTTCTTAACACCTCTACTAAATAATAATTTTGATCTATCTTCTGGACTAGCAAGATTGATAGGCGTATCACCCATAACTCTCTTAATCTCTTCGTTAAGATATTTCTCTAGCTCATTAGCTTCTAAAGTATACTCATGCTTAACTTTGTTTAAGGCTTGGCGATCTATCTTGATACCATCCTTTTCCATCTCTGCTAAGACTCTCGTTACCTCAAAAGACAGGCACAGTGTAGGCTGCAATTTGCTCAATGCTTTTACCCTCTTGTTTTGACTGACTTAAAGCTACCTCATAGGTAGACTGCACATCAGCTATTCCATATTCTTCTACTATTTCATGCGGTATTATATCAAAACCCATACCATCTTGCAAGTACTTTTCTAATATACCTTTTTTCTTTTTTGTAGGAGTCTGATGTCTACGACAACATTCATCAAGACTTAAAGGCACCTTGACTCCTCTTGCCCAGACATAATCAAAAACCATAGTATCATAAACTGCACCACTGTATTTAAAACCAGTAGCAAACAGCCACTGTAAATCAAACTTAATATTATGACCTAGCAAAACATCTGTTCTATCTAATGCGTCTTGCACTATCTGCATATTGTTTTCTGTAGGCGGTCTATCTGCATGGTAAAACCATACATACTCAACAGGCTTATCGTCTTCTTTAAATCCTACTGACACTAGCTGATTGCCCTCAGCGTATGGAGAAGGATCAGAGCCTTTGTCTGTTTTTATAAAGGTAGTTTCTACATCTAATGTTAAAATCATTCGTAGTACCTCCCTGTTAATTTATCTATCTCACAGACAACATGACCATGCCAACCTGATATCTTATTCTTAGATACATTTAAAAATCTAGTATCATCATCTTCGCCAGGATTTTTGCCTATACCTATAATAATATCTGCTTCACCAGCTTTTCCTGTCTTAGAACCATCAAGCATAGCAAAGTCTAGTAATTGCCTACCATGAGCATCATAACTAGCTTGAGATACAGCCCACACCATGCAGAAATTTCTTTTGGCTATCTCTCTGGCGTTTACATACAGCTCTTTCAATCTCTCATCACCTCTGCTAAATTCACCACCTATCTTAACTTTGTCTAGCTGATCAACAAACAGTATATCAATTTTATTTAATTTTGCAAACTGATCTATCTCTGCTATGTCTGAGCCTACAGAATCCATGATGTATAGCTTTTCTTCTATCTCTCTTTTGTAGACTTCTTTCATTTCTTCTAGGCTATCTTCGTAGTTATCTTTGTGAACATTAAAGTAGGCAGTTAATATTCTAGCTTTCATTCTTTTAGCTGTCTCTTCATTCATTATGTAACCAACTCTATGACCTCTGCGTAAAGCTTCGGCAGATAGGAAAGCACAGAAAGATGACTTACCACTTTCAGGGCGAGCAAAGATAATCCCTAGATTACCTCTATAGGTTCCTGATACTTCATCATGTAGTGTTGTTAGTGGGAATGGAAAATCAGGGTCTTCATCAAACTCCTGAAACAATGTCTCTACATCTGTTTCTTCTCTCTGCATTGATAATATGCCTGTAGCAGAATCCTGATTTATTATCTGATCTACCATCTGGCGTAAGTCACCAAAATTTGTAGACTCACCATTCCATATATCGATTGCTGTTTCTCCTACCTTACGAGCCATCTCTCTTCGCCAAAACTCAGTCAGTGTGTCTAATACAAACTGAGGATCACCATCAACGGCTTCAGGTATGTTTTTTATAGCCTCCTCTACAGATTCTCTGGTAGAGTCTGGCATGGCAGGATATAAATTCCTATGTACTAAAAATAAATTGTCTTTCGATAAGTCTCCCTCATACTTAGTATGGTAGTGCATTATCGCATCAAAGATAGTTTTGTATTTCTTATCAAACATATCTTTGGTAACTAAGGCTTTTGCCTTTTCAAAGTTTTCCCTACTTAAAAGTAGTGCTATTATCTGTGGCTCCATGTTTTTCTCCTAAAAAGGTTGAAGCAGTATACTATTATGTACCTAAAGGGTCAAGCTTCCATTTTTGAGCTCTGTGGCTTAGGTCTTCTTTGTTGTCTCTTATAGTTTCTATAGGTTTTCCATTATCATCTAGCTTTTCTTGAATAATGCTTATATTCATACTAAAAGATCGTCTTTCTCCTTCAGAATAAAAAGGGTATACCATGTGAATTAAATCAGAAGGAAACAGAAAAAAATCTCCTACATTAGGCTTAACAAGAAAAGTATGTGTATGCATTTTACCTGACTGCCCATGTAAAAATTCTATATGACCTTTACAAGGATAATGGTCTTTGTAATCTTCTTCCCACTCTTTATCTATTTCAGGTGGTAATTTCAAATACCCAACACAAGACATGTCACATTCTGTATGTATATGTGCAGGATTAAATTCACCAGCAAATTGACGAACAATCCATGCTGACTTGTAATTTATAGAAAAACCTGTATTCTTAGCTAACTGTTTAAAATGCCTAGCCATTTCTGTTTGAAGAAAATTAGCTATAATTTGATTAAAAAAGTTAGTATGTTTATCTAACTCCGTATGATCAATTAAAAATTCTTGTTTAAGTTTACCTACAAGATTATCAGAATGATCTAATCGTTTAGCTTTCTTTTCATCTTTTATAGTTTTGTTTGCATATTTATTTAATTGTCTAACTATATTCATAGGCATCTTAGCATGCATCATCATAGGACCAAAAGGAAATAAAGGTGCTACTTGACCTTCAGGTATTTTTTGAAAACTTGTTCCACCAGCCATTATTTACTCCTTGCTTTAAATAAACGATTCCCAAACCAGAAGCTAATTATAGCGGCAAAGATGGTTTGACTTTCAGAATCCCATGCTTCCAAGATAGCAGGTAATACTTCTGTTCCACTTTGCACTGCTATTATCACATAAGTAATTTTAACAAATGCAAATACACTAAAGAAAGCGTAGGTTATAACTGGTCGCACTGACGCTTGTAAGGCAGATACAAATGGAGATTTGTTTGCCTGTGCCAGTGACTCAGCATGTTTATATAAACCTTTTACTTCTTCTATGTCTGCCTGAGCATCCATCTCTTGTAATTTTAATTTACTTAATTCTGATGCATACTTAGCCTTAGCTTCAAGCATCAGAAGTTCTTGTTTGTTAGCCTGTTTCTTCTCAAAAAACCCCATAACACTAGGTAAGAAACTTGTACCGAATCCTAGTAATGAGCCTAATAAGCTTATCA